TATTGATGGTACATGGACCGGTGCGGTTGACATTTCGGACGATGGCTATTTATATGTTGATGACCTGATTCGTGACCGCCAAGAGAGCTTGAGCCCTACCAGACTGGAAAACAGATACCAGGATTATTTGAATATCTTAGTTGACCGTAAAAACGATGGATCTCGTGAATTGATGGTAGGAACCCGTTGGAACGTTATGGATCCATTGGGCCGTCTGGAAAAAGAACACAAGCATGATCCACGGTACAGATTCAGAAAGATACCGGCACTAGATGAAAATGATGAGTCTAATTTCCAATACGATGTTGGTGGCTTCTCCACACAATATTACAGAGATATGCGGAAAAAGCTTGATGCAAATGAATGGTGGGCGAAGTTCATGCAGAAGCCATTTGTTCGTGAAGGACTGCTTTTCCCTGAAAATGATTTGAGGTATTTTTACGGATTATTGCCGGAGGGCGGATTTGTTAGAACTGTTACGGCTTGTGATGTTGCTTGGGGTGGTGGAGATAGCCTTTCAATGCCGATAGGAGCTGAATATGAGAACGGAGACGTTTACGTGTTTGACTGGGTATTTAACAAGGGAGCGAAAGAGGTAACACTTCCAATTGTTCAGGGGAAAATTGTTGGAAACAAGATTCAACAAATAAATTTCGAGGCAAACAACGGCGGCGAAATGTATGCGAAATACATCAGCGATGATTTGGCTAGGCAGGGTTATCGCTGCTCAATAACTTCAACAAAAGCTCCAAACAAGATGGCTAAGATGACAAAAATCATTCAATACTCCGGTGATATTAAACGTCGGTTTGTTTTTCTCGCACCGAACAGCCTGATAGATGAAGCAGCAAAACATGATCCACCTGGAGTTCATCGTTACAGGCGAAGTCAAGAGTATGATGCTGCTATGGATGAAACGACAACATTCGTTCAACTTGGCCATAATGATCACGATGATGGGGCAGACTCACTAAGCCAGCTTGAACGTGCAATAGAGGGCGGTTTTAAGGCAGAAGTCAAAGTAATGCCGAGACTGTTTTAGAGAGGAGAATGCAATTATGATTAAGGTTCTGACAAGAGAATACCTTGAAACCTATACATATCTGGAATCAGAAATCAAACGAATTCAGCGCCGCCTTAAGTATTATGAAGCGCACCCGGCTCAGGCTGCCTATGGCGTGGTAAAAGGATCTATGCAGCAGTTTCCGTTTGCAGAATGCCATTTTGTTGTTTCTGGTCCTACTATCAAAAGTACAGAGCAGCGGAGTAAGGCCGTCCGTCAGCTTGCGATTGACCTGAAAGGAAATCAGCAGCTTTTTGAGGATATGAAACTGGATATTGAAGCATTTCTGGAGTCCATACCGCCGGATGATGTAGAAATGAAGCATATTCTGGCTTTGAAGTATGTTGAGCGGAAAACGGATGAGGAAATTGGCAATGAGCTTGGATTTTCCCGCCGAGCCATAGGTGATAAGATCGATAGATTTTTGAAGAAACAGGTGGAGAAAGTAGAAGCGGTATAGGAAAGGAGTCGGCATTTGCCGGCTCTTTCTTTTGGATATAGTAATTTTACGTCTATCCTCTTCATCTGTATGACGGTTAATATTTCGACTACCGTTTTGGTACTCAAGAATATCTGCAACATCCTTTCCTACAAACCACGGCTCACCATCAATAAGCATACTTCTGACATCACAAAAATCAGAATTACTATATGCTGTTAAGATTGCCACAAATGCCGTTTTTGATATGATAGAATGGTAGCATGAAATAGAATGGTTATCGGGACGACCTAGAATGGGCGTCTCTTTTTTTATGCGAGGTGGTGAGTTGTGGCAGCGTTTGAGGGTTGGCTTTTAAAAATCAATGGACAGGTGTTTCCTAATGACCTGATAGCATTTGAATCCTATAAGTGCACTCCTAATCAGATTATGGACCTCGACCCATATCGAGATGGGAACGGTGAATTGCACAGAAATGCGCTTCCCCATACAGCCACTTCGGTTGAGTTTTCCACGCACAATATGTATCTCGCAGATGTGGAGCGTCTTAATCAATTTATTCAGCATGGAGCGCGGGTGCAGTGCGATGTTGAATACTGGAATCCGAATACATCCTCATATGTGTCCGGCAGGTTTTATATTGCGGATGTGCCATACGAGATCATAAACGTAGATGAGAAGCGGAAAACTATTCTGTACAAGCCAATAACCATAACAATCACAGAGTATTAAGAGGTGGTGAGATAGATGCTGGCGGTGCCAGAAGAGATAAAGAAAATATTTTGGCAGGACAATATCAGTGAAGAGACGCGGCGGAAATGGAAGCTGCGTTTTTTTGATTCCGATATCCAGATGATCTATCCGGAAGAAACCTTGTTTCCATCCGAAGAACTGTTCCCGGCAGAACAGGAGCCGTCTTACATTATCGAGAACAGTCAGATGCAGACGGAATCAATAAAAATCACTGAGGGCTTGTGCGAATCCGATGATCTGAAATTTGGTGAATGCAATGCGGCCCAGTTTGAGGTTACGGTTGCTGATGTGCAACAGGATCTGACCGGACTGGAATTCATGGTTACGCTAGAGGTTGATGGGTATGAGATGGCTATGGGAATTTACACCGTAGATAGCTTTGTTCGTCAGGCAGACCGTCGACTGAAAAAGATTACTGCCTATGACCGTATGCGAAAATTCAGCACCGATGTATCTGCGTGGTACCAGGTGTTGACATTTCCGCTTACGCTGAAAGAGTTTCGAGATGGTTTATGTGAGTATATTGGCGTGAAGCAGATTGACACAGATCTTCCGCTAGATGATATGCCGGTAAGCAAAACTATTGATCCTGAGCAGCTGAGTGGCCTTGATGTATTGCAGGCCATCTGCGAGATTAATGGATGCTTTGGTCATATTGATAAGACTGGACGCTTGCGTTATCAGTTTTTAGGATGCGCAGGTCTTTACCCGTCAGAGACTCTTTTCCCGGATGATGATTTATTTCCGGGTGATTTGCTAGACGATGAAAATACGGAACAAATTCTGTTTTACAAGCAGTCAGATACTTCGTATGAAGATTATATTGTCACACCGATTGACCGCCTGCAGATACGGCAGGAGGAAGGTGACGTTGGTGTGCTTTACGGCAAAGGAAGCAATACCTACGTTATTGAGGGAAATTTTCTTGCCTATGGAAAATCCTCAGAGGAGTTGGAAGAGATAGCTGCAGCGGCTTTTGAAAATATTGCCGGCAGATCATATCGGCCATGTAAGATTGTGAGTCCTGGTTTACCGTGGATTGAGGTCGGAGATGGCCTTGTTTGTTATACATCAGATGATGTCATCGAAACGTACTGCTTGAAACGGACCATGACAGGCATTCAGGGCATGATGGATACGTTTGAAGCATCCGGCAGCATCGAGTATGAGGAGAACTTCGGAATCCAGAGCCAGATAATTCAGCTGGAAGGAAAATCTGCGGTTATTAAAAAATCCATTGAGCAGATTTCGGTCGATATGCGGAACCTGAAAGAAAACATGGAAACGCAGTTTAAGCAGACGGCAGAAGCTATTGCATTGGAAGCGAAGCGTGCGGGTGAAGCGGAGGCGGCACTGGGTGTCCGTGCTGATCAGATTGCGTTGTCTGTGAAAAATCTGAATGATTACACCGATGCGCAGATTAAATTGCTGTCAGATTCCATCACGATGAAGGTCAGCAAGGGAGATGTATCTTCTCAGCTGTCCATTGAAAGTGGTGGAATCTCCATCAAGGGTAATAGATTTAGCTGGGAGGCTGAGTTCTCGTCCCTCACGCCAGAGGGAAAATTGACCGTTATTGACGGGCTATTTAAAGGCGGCATCAACGTAGCAGACGGAATTTTTACGGTAGATGCTAAGACCGGTAAGGTGGTTGCCAAAAGCATTGAGATAGGCTCTACATCATCAACCAATACAGGTTATTTTTCCATACTCATTGCAAGCTCGCACACATGTGATAATTTGATTGTGCAGCAAGATGCCAATATTAATTCTTTAACTGTTGGCTATATAGATTGTAATAGCAGTATTCAGTGCAGCAGAATATACAGCTCTGTTGCCGGGGAATGGTGGAGTGATAAACGACTGAAACACGATATCAAGAAAATCCCAACCGAAAAGGCTTTGGATATCATATCTGAGCTTCGGCCTGTATCATTTCGGATGAATGATGGAGACATACCAGGAATAGGGTTTGTTGCTCAGGAAGTGAGAAAAATTTGTAAAAGGCATGATTGCGATATGCCGCTATATGGTCGACATGATGGGTATTATACGATTCCGTACACCAACTATATTCCGATATTGGTAGCGGCGGTGCAGGGCCAACAGAGAGAAATTGATCAGCTGAAACGGCTGGTCGGAAAGGAAGTTCAAGATGTATAAGTTATCGGAAGAACAAAGACAGCTGATTTTATTTTCTTTAGATAAAATTTCTGTGACGGGTCCTGATCAGGGAGCGTTGCTGTACAATGCAGCAAATATTATTCGCAACCTTCCGCAGGCTGACGATGAAGAGAAAGAAGGTGAAGCTTAATGGCATACGAAGCTTTTTATATCATAACTGACTGGCAGAACCTTCCATCGCAGCGGACGGCTTTAAACCGAAAAAACCTTTTAAACATGGAAAATGGTATCAAGGAGGCAGATACCAGAATTGTTCAGCTGGATGCTTCTAAATTATCCATGGAAATTGCAAACACGCTCGTAAAATCCGTAAATGTGGATGCAAAGACCGGCGTTATTACCGTCACAAAACTGGGCGGCGGCATTGATACATACGATCTGGACATTGAGCGTGTCGTTACGAACTTTGATGTGACAGACGAGGGCATCATCATTCTGACGCTGGCCGACGGAGCTGAAAAACAAGTTGATATTGGGAAATTTATTAATACTTTCAAGAGTTCGGCCACGGTTGCATTTAATATGACAGATCGTGAGGTAACAGCCACCATCATAGACGGTTCGGTAACGATGGATAAGCTGGATCCATCTATTCAGTCAGAATTTCGTCAGTATATGCTTGATGCGCAGAATGCCAGAGATGCGGCGTTGCAGTACCAGAAGTTTGCCAAGAGGTATACGATTGGTGATGCAGAGTTTGAGGGTAGCGAAACTGACAATGCCAAGTATTACTATGAGGGCACCAAGCAGGCGGCTGCGGAAACTGTAACCAATGCGACCGCGGCCAGCCAGGCGGCTGGGACAGCCACAGAACAGGCCGGTATTGCTACCCAAAAGGCCACAAATGCAGCTGCGAGTGCCAACAGTGCATCGGCGGACGCGCAGACGGCAGCGGAGAAAGCTAGCGCTGCTACGAATAAGGCTGCAGAAGCTACACAGGCGGCAACGGACGCTTCGGAAAGCGCAAACTCTGCCAGAAAAAAAGCTGGAGAAGCATCTGGCAGTGCGGATAATGCCAAGAGGTATGCTGTTGGTGGAGTGGTGCCGGAAGATGCTGAGGACAATGCGAAATATTACTGTCAGCAAGCACAGAAACTGAAAGATCAGATAGATGCGGCGGCAAGCCTTGTTGTGCCACAGTTTTATGTTGATTTTGAAACAGGTATGCTGATGAGTGATAAAAAGGCGCAGGGCATGAGATTTTGGCTTGAGAACGGAATCTTTTATGGAGAAGCAGGAAATACGGAAATGGAGGTATCAGTATAATGGCAGCAGTAGCATACGGGCACGTTGCAATCGTGCCGAAGGGCATATGGAACGCCGATATACAGTATGAGGTGTGTCAGCTTGTAGAATATGACGGCAGCAGCTATGTGGCAAAGGCGCAGCCGCCGGTCGGAACGCTGCCGACAGACACATCATATTGGCAGGTATCGGCGGCGGGCACCAAAAAGGCATCATCTGGTAGTCTTGGAACGGTAATGCCGGATGGAAGCACTACAGAGGTAAATGAAGAAGGAAAGTTGTCAGCCAAGACGGCTCAGCAGGATGCGGTTGGCGTTGTTAAAGGTAGTGATGATATTACCGTGAGCGAGGACGGCAATCTGACTGTAAACACCGAATTTGAGCAGGCAACGGAATTGGCAAATCTTATTGCCGGAGAAGCAATTAAGTCGGTACTGGGTAAGGTGTCTAAAGCCATAGCCGCAACGATGAATCTGGATCAGAACGCACTCCTGAAAAACATGATTTCCGGTATTGATGTAAACAGCGGAGAAAAAGTGCCGAGCAGTGCTTTCGTGCATACGTTGTATGAGCGGTTGGGAATGGGAACCGACCTTTCTGCAGGTGATGCTGAGAATGTAACACAAGCGGTTAATGCGTTATATAGTAATTTAGCTGGGAATTATATTACAAAAGCAAATGGATACAAGAAGATTTCGGGTGTATCTGATACTAAAAAATTTGATCCAAATGTACTTGGTTGTTGCTTTTTAAATGGAAGCACGGCAAATCTGCCAACAAGTTATGATTCGACGTATATTGCTCTTGCAAATGGTCTTTCAATGTGTATTCCATATTTCGAGAATGGTTTTGTTGGCATGTATGTAAGAACATACAACGGACAGTGGTTCCCGTGGCAGAAAATCATTTAATATCTTGAACAACTGTGCTGCACATGCGCGGAGACATTGTTCGGGATATTACTTAATGCAATACGAAAAACTGTCAAAAATTTGCATACCTATAGAGGATTCTCCGCACCAAAAGCGTAGGCCACCGGTTGTAATCACTTGTACTAGACTTACAGCTACGTTTGGATTGCCCCAGGTTGATACACTATGATACAAAGAGTCTTTTGCGAGCGGTAATACGCCATTATTAAGCAATCCTACATTGTCGCATTTTTGACTAGGCGTGAATACAAAATAAACAAAACACACCTTGCCGATTACGTGATAAGAAATGTTGCCAGATCCATATGCCATATTAATTGCATGAGATACATAGGTAATTCCAGAAGGTGCTAAATTACTATACAATTTAGCCAGCTGGACGGAAAATGCCCTTTTCTTCTACAATAGCGTGGAAGGAGGGCATTTTATGTTAGAGAAAATACTTGAAAATGTGATCAATGAAATGGCACCACATCTGGATTCAGCGCAGCAGGAGCATCTAAGCAATGTTCTGTATGTCAATTTCCACGGCAAAAAGATCGTGGAAGAGAGTACAGAACTTGCTGCTACAGGTGTTGATGGAGACGAAGCAAAGATCCGGATGTTCGTGGCAAGCAAGAAAGCTGTGAACAGGAAGACAGAGACTTTAAAGCAATATACAAAGGAAATCTGCAACATGCTGACGTTTCTTGGTAAGCGCTTGGAAGATATCACCGGCATGGACCTGCGGTATTATTACGGAGTCATGCGGGAAAAACGCGGCATTAAGATGTCGACCATGCAGACAAGGTTACATTACCTGTCCAGCTTCTGGGATTTTTTAAATTCCGAGGAGCTGATCCGGAGCAATCCGGTTAAGAAGGTTGGGGCTTTGAAACTGGAAAAGACTATCAAAAAGCCATTTACCGCCGAGGAGCTGGAAGCTCTTCGGGAAAGCTGCCAGGAGCTTCGAGACCGTGCCCTGGTAGAGTTTTTGTACTCCACCGGAGTGCGTGTCTCAGAACTTGTAGCACTGAATGTTGCTGATATTGAGATGGGGAAACAGGAACTGATTGTGTATGGAAAGGGCAGTAAAGAACGAAGGACTTATCTGACAGACAGCGCAAGGTTTTATCTGCGCCGGTACCTGCAGGAGCGCGATGCAAAGGCTGATGAGCCGCTGTTTGTGACTCTGGACTCTCCGCATAATCGTTTGAGTGTGGCCGGTATCCAGTATATGCTTCGGCAGCTTGGCCAGCGCGCAGGAGTGGTCGGAGTGCATCCGCACCGGTTCCGGCGGACAATTGCGACAGATCTGCTTAATCGCGGCATGCCGATCGAGCAGGTTAAGGAGTTTTTAGGACACGAAAAACTGGATACAACCATGATTTACTGCACTGTGAGGGCCGAGAGTGTAAAGGCAAGCCACCGGAAGTATGCTTAATAGCTGATTGACCTCAAAAAAGCGGGCGGAGACGGTCGTTTTATTAAGGTTACCCTTTTATAAGGCAGTCGGTAAGCAGACAGATGTTGGGTCGGCTCAGCTGTATAGTAATTTAGCTGGGAATTATATTACAAAAGCAAATGGATACAAAAAGATTTCGGGTGTATCTGATACTAAAAATTTTGATCCAAATGTACTTGGTTGTTGCTTTTTAAATGGAAGCACGGCAAATCTGCCCACAAGTTATGATTCGACATATATTGCTCTTTCAAATGGTCTTTCAATGTGTATTCCATATTTTGAGAATGGTTTTATTGGCATGTATGTAAGGGCATACAACGGACAGTGGTTCCCGTGGCAGAAAATCATTTAATATCTTGAACAACT